TTGTATTACCTGTAACCTGTACATTTACATTAGAACCATCTGCACCTGTAGCATTGGTCTCATCTGTAGACATATTAAATGTGTTGGTATCACCTATAAAAGAGAAGTAACCTGTGTAGTTATCTGCCCATATATCACCAAGGAATTTATTTGTATTACCTTTCTGTAATATATCTAAGGTCATAGTCGCACCATCAATATCTAATGCTGTCATAGAACCAGCAGCAGCAGTTGCTCCACCAATTATATTACCACTACCACCTACCTGCTCTATATCCAAATTAGATGTAGCACCTGACTGGTCTATAAATATTTCGTTGTCAGCCCCGTAAATCAGAGATACACTCATTATCACAACTAGGCTGATTAATATTATTTTCATGTTTCCAATAGCCTTCTGCATAGCCCTCCTCTATTGTTTGTAAAACCGCTGTCTCTACTGCCATCTGTAAAGCAATGTTTATAGACTCATTTTCTACTATACCACTTTCAATTTCAACTAATTCAGTATTATTGTTATAGAATCTAAATACATCTTGTGTTATAGAAGCACTAAGAATTGACTTAGTTACTAATACTTCAATCAATATTTCACCTGTACTGACTGATACTGTACGTAAAGATATAGTTACGGAGTCTTGTCTGTATTGTTTTGAACCACCTATACCAAGGTATCTTGCACCTGCACCACCTGACTTAACATTAGTTTCATAACCTACAACACCACCTTCCATTAGTATTCCAGCAAACAATAAAGGTTTTACCTTTTGTTTTTCATCAAAGTTTTCTCTAGTAGTACGTATGATCTGTCTTTCTTTAGTAAGATTATCTAAACCTTTACGTTCAACTACATTAAATACATTGGAATGTTTCAATGCTCGTATTAGATAAGCATCAGGAGACTGTGTAATAGCTGTACTAAAGCTTGCGTACTGACTATTACTTCTTCGTTGTCCTGTATCGTCTTTAAAAGAATTAGGATATACAGCTACTACAGGTTTCTTTATAGGTGTATCTACTTCTGAAAGGTTAGTAAGTAAAGCACCAACCTCTGCTGACTCAATACTTCTTATTGGAGGTATCCCATTACCCAATGGGTCTACTATTAAAGCGCAATTAGAAAGTAAAAGAACCCAAGGGAACAGTAATTTCTGTAGTATTGCCTTCTTCATCTGTAATTATTAGTGTTACTTTATCTTCCTCTACTCTATATTCTATGGTGTTACCTTCTAATTCTAGCGTACCAAAATCAGATGCAGTCTCACCAAACAAACTATCAACCAACTGTCTGCTGAGTTGTGCATATATTCTACTCTCTAAGTTACGTATAAACCTAGCTAACGTAGTGTTCTCAGCCTCTCTCTCTAGGTCTTCTGTATATGCCCTGATCTCTTCTCGTATAGTTTCTTTCCTATTGAACTCTTGATTCTCTATAGTTAAGTAATGACTTGAGGTACCAACCCCTGAGAAACTAGGGTTCTTAAACTTGTGTGTCATTTCATCAGCTTGTACAGATAAAACTACAAACATGACAATAATCATGGAAGCTATCAGCAGTAATTCATCAGGGCGTTTAGAAGGCATGATATTTATAGATAAGTAATTACTAAATCTACGCTTTCAACTGTATCTATCCAATAAAAAGTTATATAACCAAGACAACTAAATGCGAACAAAATGCAACCAGTTACTGCATATCTTTTCCAATTTAACTGTAATAAATCTATTGAGGTATCAATAAAATTAAAAACTTTTTGTCTTTTAGATATTTGTTTTTTTCTTGCCATGTTTACTCCTTAAAATTTTACCCAAACAAAAACCGCTAATAACCCAATCAAAGATAATAAAATAAATGAACAAGAGGTTATTTCTATAGTCCTACCTAATTTATTTAGATAAATCCAATCCTGTTCAGAATTAAACCTTTCGTCTTCATAGATATACTTGTCTCGTGGAAAAGGTCTTTTAGGCATAGGTTCAAATATTACATTGTCTATAGAAACTAATTGTTCTTCTTCTATTTGTTTAATTTTTTCTTTGTTCATTATTTTTCTCTTGTTCTCTTAGTTCTAAAACTGTATTGACCTTCTGCTGTAGACGTATCATGTCTTGATCTAGCAATCTAAGCTGGTCGGTAAGCCTGATGATTGTCGTTTTCATTTCGGCAACTGCTGGGTCTATCCTATTGGTTATAGTTTGCCAAACAAAGTATACGAAATACCCTAGACCTACGACCATAACCACAGGAAAACCAAAGTCTTGTACTATCTTTGCTATATCCATCAGTCTCGCCTTGCATCTATACTGCCATCCTCTACGAAGTTCTCTGCTCTAGCTATCCGTTCTAAGTCTGGTGACATGTTAAGTGCGCTAGATACACTGGTATCTATACGTATAATATCGTTGTTCATTGTTGATGCTCTAGTTATAAGCATCTTAGATATACCCTCTATAGTTTTGATCTCATCTACTAGACCATCCATAAGTTGTTTCATTACTAGGAATATAAAGAAAGCCATGATTAATCCACTAGCTATAGGCAGTCCTAACTTAGCTATCAGATCAAATGCTTCTGTCATGCTGATACTCTATCTCTTAATCTTTTCGCTCTGTCACCTACCTGTGTAGCCCACCTGCTGTCCATCATTTCGACAGAGGCTGTTTGGAAATCTCCTTCCTCCATAGCCTTCAAAAATTTTTTGAAACCTCCCAATCTAGGTAGACCTAGATTAAAAGCCATGTTCGCCATGACCCTTTGTTTATTATCATCTAAGTCTTTCCACCATGACATGTTTCTATCTAACTCCATACATACTATATCTATGTCAGCGTTTAAACACTGTAGTATTCTTTCTTCAGATACTGGCGTACCTACATCCATTCTGTATTCTTCATCTTTAGGTATTATTAAATGACCTACTCCAAACGTAGGATAACCTAGATGATCTAGGTATATCTCATACTCAAAACCTTCGTCTTGTATTATTTCTTTTACTAATTTATCTCTATCCATCTTGGAACTTACTCTCCCTTTCTAATATATGTCTTGGTATAGCTGTATCTATTTTATATTGTTGTAGTAAATTTACTTTTTCTTTTATCATTTGCATGTACTTCACTCTTAATCTTTCTTTCTTTTCTTCTGTGTAAGATTTATTAGCCATTGCATATTTAAATCTCTGTTGTACATCAAGAATTTCTTGTCTCATTTTTTTAACATTTCTATTTCTTGTTTCTACAGGATCAAGTCCATAAACATTTACTCCAACAAATCTTAGCAATGCTTGTGGCACAGTATCTGATGGTGATCCTGTAGGTCTAGGTATATCTTGTAATGCTTTAGCAGTTTTACTTATAGCACCATTAGGTGTTAACCATGATGGCATACCTAAACTATACATATACCACAATGTATTTTGTATTCTATCTTCTACGGGATCACGTTCATCCCATATTGTTCTCTGTGTAAACGGGTCTTTGTTTGTTTTTATTGCTAAGAATATATCTGCAAAAGGTCCTGATAAAAATCCTGTTGTTCTTTGTGCTTCAAAAAAATCACCATTAGCAGCATCCCTCACTACATCTGTATACATAGTCCAAGGAAAGAAATAACCTATATCTAAAAATTGATATCTGCCTTCAGAATCTTTGTATGGCAATACATAAACACCAGTTCTTTTTGAAAGCCAAGGCTCTAAACCTTTCTGTAATTTTTTTTCTTCATCATCTTCAAAACCAAATGCATATGCAGATAGTGCAGTAAGACCAGCAGATAATGCTACATATGGTGCAAATCTAAATGGATGATTAATAGCAGTCTCTACTAATGCTGGAAAAGCTTTGTAATAAAATGTAAAGAAAGGCATACCTATTGGTGCTTTCCTAAATAATTTACCAGCTGCTGGTACATCTGAATAATCAAATAAAGATTTTTGTGCCAACATAAAAGCATCAAAGTCTGTCATGCCTTGTCTTTCCATTGCATCTATTATGATAGCTGTTTTACCTACTGACTCAGTAAATTGATATATATCTCCAGCTTTCTTAAATGTTTTTTGTACTAATATTTTTGGCAATCTAAAAAATTTAGCTACGGGTCCTAATGCATCTTGTTCTTGTAATAAATCTAAATACTCTTCACTTACTCTATACATTTCAGCATCTGTAAACCCTGTTCCTTGTATGCCAAAGTCTTCTGCTATCTTCCAATACTTACCATCAGTTCTTATTTGTTCAATAGCTTGTCTCATTCTTGGTATAACTTTATGTATAGGTATACCTCCTACAAGATTCATAAGTATCATGTTAGAACCTACGTTACGTACTACTGTAGGTGGATTCAATGGTACTTTAAGAAGCTTCCATATACTTGTTCCTTTTTCTAAAGCAGCTATAGTTTTACTAAATGCATTATCAGTATCACCCATACTAAAAGTACCTACTACGTCATCGTATATTTCTTTTCTTACAGCAACACCTCTAAGCATTCCGTATTGTTTACTTGTAGGTAGTCTTCTAAACCTGTCATCAATAGGATTATCATTGCCATATCCTAATGACTCTGCAACTGGCTTGCCTAAATCTTCATATTGTTTGGCTAATGATTCCATTCTTGCAGCTTGTTCTGGTTCGCCTTGTCTAAAATAATCAGCTTGTTCTCTCAATCTTTTTGATTCTTCAAGTAACCACAAGGCACTTACCTTTTGTGTTTGACCATCTTGTTCTATTGCAACAAGCATATCTTTATCACGCAATGCCCAATTTTGATTCTTAGAAACTTGATTAAAGAAATCTAATATAGCCATATCTCTTAAAGGTCTTTGTATACCAGCTAATACTCTATACTCAGGTGACAATTCTTGTATGTCTCCGAGTATCATTCTAGTTTCGTCTGTTAATTCTTTTCTTTTCTTTAAGTATGCTAGTTTTTGTCCACTTGGATTATCAAGTATATATTTCATATATAACTTAGGCAGATAGCTTCCTCTATTTTCTTCAAACTTTGATGTTGGTAGCAAACCATTATTAACTAATAAAACACCTACTCTATCTATTGCTTTTTTAGTTTTTACTGCAACTTTACGTAGGTTTTCATCGGTTATAAGTGAGGCATCTGCATCTACACCACCTTCTATGTATGAATTAAACTCACGTCTATTACGTTTAAACTCTTGTTCACTCTTGTTTGTTTTCTTAGGATTAAGATATGGACCAAGATCGTTATACATATCTACAGCTACTTTCTCTGCTAGTCTTATATCACCAGCAGTTCTATAACGTAAGTTCATAAACTCTTTTAACTGTGGTAATCCACCAAGTCCACTAAAGTATTTAGTTTGAGATAAGTTGCCTAAGAATCCTGTAATCCTTTTCCAATAACTAGCTTTTTGTGCATCAGATGGTGTGCTTGAATACTTAGCTGGATTTTTTACTACTTGCTCATTACTATCAAAAGTAAATATAGGTACATTAAATCTTGATAAATGTTTTTTAGTTGGTTCACCTTTGTAAAGCAATCTTGAATTATTTCTAAAAGCTGTTTGTAATAATAAAGGTTTACCTTTTCTTGCATCTATTTCAGCTTTAGTTCTAAATATAATTTCATCTATAGTAAATTGTTCTTGCTCTACTAACTCATCATATGGTACTTGATATTGTCTATTAGAATGAAAGTCTCTATCTCCTACATTGTTTATAGTTACATCTGAATCTGCACCAAATATATCTTGTATTATTTCTTTAACAGATTGACCTTGTGTTTCATATTTAACACCTAGTTTATCTAAAGACTTTTTAATTTTATTAGGATAAGTATTGCTGTATATATCCCATCCTGATTTAGAAAAGAATTGTTCTGTTTGATTAGTAGTTAACTTTCTTAAGTTTATATAGCCAGCACCTATGGCTGGTTGATTACCTGCATTACGTAGTAGTCTTGAAGTATCAATAGTTAAATTATTATTTTGGTCTAATCTAGCTTCTTCTTGTGTAATAACATTGATATCAGGTCTTTGCATGTTTGGTCTAATACCATTTTGTATTTGACCTTTTATTAAATTAGCTAAATCATTTGGCAATATAGAAGATACACTTCCAACTAAACTTTCTGTGTTACCACTACCTAAATAATTAGAAGCATTTACATAATGTTGACGTATTGGATTAGAATCTTCTAAAGATAAAGTCATATCTTGACTAATGAATCCATCTGTCATGCCAACTAAACGAGCATAATTTACATATGTTTGAAACTCATATGAATTAGTATCTCTTGTAAATACATCAGCAAAATATTGTGCAGCTGCACTTATAGTTTGTTTAGGATTAGAAGGATTATCTTGATTTATTTCCTCTTGTGTTACATATCCTTGTTGTAGCAAAGAACTTTCTTCTACTTTTTGTCCAGAAGGAAGATGAGTTAATTCCGTACTTAAACTAATACCAATATCTCTTGGACTAACTGAAGGATAAAAACTTAGAAAGTTAAAATTATTTTTTAAATTATTACCATTTCTTTCTGCTTGTATTGCTGTACTTGCAATAGCTATGCCATCAAATCCTTCGTTAACAGCAAGCATATTCATTTCTTCAATAATAAAATCTTGCCACTTATTAAAGTTAGGATTAGGAAATCCTATTAGCGGTATAGCTGGCATATCTTTAGTAGTAGGATACCCTTCTAATGCTTCTTTAACCTCTGCTTCTGTTAGGGCAGATGCTCCTGCTTCTTTTCTAGGATCACCAACATTTAATTCTTTAAGATATTTATCTATGGCTCTTTTAACATCTGCATACATATCAGATTGAACTTCATCTATATATAAAATTTTTCTAAGTGTATTGTTATCATCTAATATATAAACATCTTTGACTCTAGCGTGTACAAAAGCATTACGTGTGCCATTAGGAAAATGTGGATTTTGATAATAACCTTTTTGTTCTTGTGAAGGTCCCGGATTCCAAGAGTAAACAATGTTTCTACTATTTTCTACTTGTACTGTAGTTCCATACTCAGACTCTTCTCCAAAAGTACGTGTACGTGTAAACTCTGCTAACTCTTCTTCTGTTAAATTTTTAACTTCTTGTGGTATACCTTGGACTTGTTCAGTTAATATTTGTCCTTCTGATTTATTAGGATTACCATCTTTTAAAGCTTTGAATGCTAGTCTTTGTATGTCAGTAAATTTTCCACTCGTAGTATCTATATTAAATCCGGGAGTTGTTTGATATGCAGCAGGATTATATGAAGACCTAATAGTTGGATTTAATTCTCCTAGTGCGCCTTCCCCATATAGTAACTTTGAAAAATATTCATATGATCTTTTTGCTGAATTTCTTGCATTAATTAACTGAGTTAATTTGTTGTCTTGTATATCTAATTTAGTATATCTAAAACCACCATCAAATGAATCTGCATTTATTTCATCTAAGATTTCTATAACAGGATCACTAACAATTTGATTGTTTTCTAAAGCTACTAAAAATTTTTCTAAGTAACCATCAGGGTCAGCTTTTCTTAAAGCATCTTTATCTTGTAGCAACTGTCCTGATACAGTTAATTGATTAATTGCTATTTCAATATCGCCAGCTTTAGAATCTGAAAAAATAAAATCAGGTGATTTAGTTTCTACATTTAATGCTTGTCTTAAAATATCAAAGTTTCTTTCTATGGGAAGTTTCATTGATAAGTTTAATTTTTTATAAGACTTTTCTATTTCATCTAAATTTCTAGTTAAATTATAAAATGCTCCTGATGCTTGATCATCTGGACCTGTATAAAACTCTTCTTTTAATTTCTTATAAATTGCATCTTGATTTACTAAATGTGATTGCACACCTGATGTAAGTATATTTAAAGATGTAGAGTTATTTTTTATTTCATCTTGATAATATTTTATAGTTTGTTGTTCATCAAGATTGGTTGCTCTTACATAAGTTGTAATATCACCACCTGTCATTTGCATAGATATAAAACCAGTATTAGTTTTAAGATAGTTTTTTATTTCATCTATGTTTACTTCTCTTGGTACACCATCTTTATTTACTTGTTCTGCTAACCATTCTTCTAATCTTGTGTCTTGTAAATAAAGTTTATTAAAAGGTATATTAGAACCTGTAAGCAACTCTTGTCCTTGTTTATTAGTTGTTAACCATTTGTCTGCTTTAGTAGATTTAGTTTTAGTGTTATCCACAGCCTCTTGTAACCTATCAATTCTTTGACCCATCTTACTAGTCTTTAATTCTACAAGCCCAAAAGAAGGTGATCTGCTATATAAAGGTGTCATGTTCCTTTCTGCATCATAATCAAGATTCATGTCTTCAGTTAATGGTCCGCCTTTATATGATCCAACATAACCAGTTCGTTTAAACAGTTCATCAGAAAATTGTTGTTGAGGTGGACTAAGTATTCTAGGGTTGTCTACTGCATCTTGATATAAATCACCTGTTCTAATTGCATCAAATACATCTTCTAATCTTCTGTATTTTTTGCCACTAAAATATTTAGAAACTTGATTAAAAAATTTAAAGATAGGTTCAAATACTCTTCTAATTCCCGGTGTAAATTCAAAAGGAATTCTGCCTTGTAGTTTTTGTTCGTTGTAATATCCTGATGCTACAGCAACAGCTTCCTCAAAATTTTGTACAGTTGCAGTTTGATCTTCGCCTTGTTTTAATCTTGAATTAGCAATATCAAATATTCGTTGTTGATTCTCGGCTAAAATTTGTAATACTTCTGGTTTAAAATAATTATTATTTATAAAGTAATGCACAGCTTCGTGATACACAGTGTCTGTAGGTGAAGCAAATCTAGGTCTACCACTCTCAGGGTTTGTTTCTAAATTTATAGCTATCATGTCACCAATAGTTACACCGGCTACTTCATTACCTTCTTCATCAAATAAATTATCTACTGCACGCACATCTGCATCAGGCATAGTTCTTTTTACTATACGTTTTAAATTCATTACAAGATCACTGGCATTTATATTGTCTTTAAACTTATATAAGTTTCCTGAATAGTTAATGCCTGATATGTCAGGTACTTCTAATTCAGGTGCTTCTTCTATTAATTGTTGTACTTGTTCAGTTTGTATTGCTGGAGTTCTGCTTTGTTTAACTTGCGGTCCAGCTATAGCAAGTAACTCTGCTAAAGGATTAGTACGTTTAAACAATGAGTTATTAACAGCCTGTATGTAATCTTGTTGTGATGCATCAGGTGCTTCTTTTATTTTAGTATTTTCTTGCTCTAATTTTTCTACTCTCTGTGCAAAAGTTTGCCTTGCTGCTTGTTCTTTTGCGTCTGTTACATCTATATTTGCTGGGATTAAAGTTTTTAATACTGTGTCATCAGGATATAAAACGCTATATTGTTGGAATCCTTTAGCTTGATCAGATGCTTTTGTTTTTACTTTTCTTACTTGTACATTAGGTACAGTTCTTACTGCTACTTGTTCGTAGTTTTCTTCTGCTGATATCTGATTATTAATTTCTCTTCTAGCTATACCTCTAGCTATAGTTGCTTTATCTCTTTGCCCTACAGTATCTTGTATAAACTCTTCACTTACTCCACTAGATTTAGCTATATCTAGTAATTGGTTTGTGTTGTATTTATTTTGTAACTCTTTAGTTCTTTCTTTGATAGCTTCATTCTTACTAAAGGCTTGCCTGTTATCTATACTTTCACTAAAAGCTTTATCAATACTTGTTTTGGTTGCAGTTTGTGTAGGTAATGCTTCTATTTGTCTAAAGATACTTCTTCTTTGTAAACCAGTTAAATCTTTTATATTTGTTTTCTTAGTGTTTAAAAATAAAAATCGTTTAAACGCATCATTGTTTGTATCTATATTCTTAAAATTTGCCTGACTTAATATATCTTCAGTTTGTACTGTGGCTTGTTCTTGTGCAACAAAGTCTTTAAAACTCTGTAGTTTGAAGTCTCTTGTATCAGATTTGTATGCTGAGTTAACTTCTTCTGTTACGTAAGCATCGTATTTATTTTTAAATTGACTGTATGCAGGTGTAGTTATATTAAGTTTGTTCTTTGTTTTTACTACATTTTTATTTGAATATGCATCAATACTTTCTCTATCAGGAAATCTTGCAGTAAAAGATTCACCATCAGGTCTATTAAAAGTTTGTACTAATCTACTTCTTTTAACAGGTACTTTTTCTTTTTTAATTAATTCTACTTGTTTCTTTTTTACTGTATCTATTTGTTCTTTTAATTGATCAGCTTCTGTTAATTGATCTGCATCTTCTAACTCTTGTATCTGTCTTTCAAGTTGTACTTCTTGTTCAAGATTAGCTTGTAACTCAGGATTAACTTCTTGTAGTTGTTGTCTTACTGCTTCAGTTTTTATTTGTTCTTCTACATCAGGTATCGTAGGCACTTCATCTTTAAATGTTTGTGCTTGTGCTTCTATTTCTGCTTGCAAACCTGTTGCTGTTGGTGTTAATACATCTTGATTTAAAGATGCTGGGTCTAAAAATGCTGGGTCTATAAGTATGTTTTCTCTTGCTTCTTTTCTTCTTTGCGCATTCTGTTTGGTTCTTTCTTTTAAGTTTGTTGTTTCTGAATCATTTAATGTTTTAGCATTTTGCAAACGAAAATCATTTTGTTGTTGCTCTTCTATATGGGCTTCTATAAATTCATCAAGAGTTGTTTCATTAAATGCTTTATCTTTGTTTTTTCCACCACTCTGCAATACATTACGTAACACCTTTAAAGCTTCAATTCTATGATTTATAGCCTGATACTCTGGAGAATTAATATCTAATAAATTAGCTACATCGTCTGGGTTTTTTAAATTGTCTAGTTCTTGTAGTTCAGCTTCTATTTCTTTTAATTTTTCTTCTTTAGTTTCTGTTGCAGTTTTTCCTTTTATAACAGGAGATATAATAGGTGATGGTTCTTTTTCTGTAGGTATTACAAACTCATCCTTTAATACTATTTCTTCGCTACCAGTAAAGTCTCTTACTGTACTAGTCCTTCCTACATCTGTAGTAGATGCATCTTCTACCTCTCCTGTCTCTTCACCAGTTAATCCATCGCTTTCATCTTCAATAGGTCCAACCGGTCTACCTCCTTTTGGTCTACCTTTAGTAAGTAAGTTAACACCTAAGTCAAAGATAGCACCAGCACCACCACCATATCCAAACTCTGATGCTATAGAATCACCTATAGATGCTGATTCGTTGTAGACTCCTTTTTCAATAGCATCTTGACCTATGCTTGCTAATGCTTCTTGCGCTCCCTCTGCTGTACCCGTTATAACTGCTGACCTTGCCAAGTCCATGTAGGTGTCAATGGTTTCTTTAGGCAATCCTCGTTTAGTTATCTTTGATAATAATATGGATAATGGTCTTACTATAGGTAATATCTCTGTTGCACCTAAAGGTACACCTAATGCATATACTAAGTTTCTATCGGCAACAGATAAATCTTCTCCTGTTTCAGCCTCATACTCACGCATTCTGCCACTAGCTTCTGCTACACCAATAGCGGAACCCGGTGCTGCTAATTGCATAGCTGATGCTAAACCTTTAGTAGCTGCTCCAGCTGTCAACTCCCCAGCTTTTAATGCATTATAACCAGCACCTAATCTTGATGCTGCTCCAGCACCACCTGTTAATACAGTTGTGCCTACAAAACCTAATATGCTACCTAAAGCTTCACCTGTTCTACCAGCTACACTATCTTCTGCGCCAATAGCTTCACGTAGTTCATCCATCCTAGATATAAATGCACTCTCTCTAGGATTTAACCAATCTTCTTGACCTGAAAGGTTAGTTGCTAGATCAAGTAAACCCCACACACCTTCACCCAATAAAGGTATAGTTCTTGCAGCACCACGTAGTACACCTCTAGGTGCAGCTATAACGCTATCTATCCAATCGTTTTCGTCAGGTGTAAAATTATTTGTAGCAAGACCAAATATAGGTAATGACCTGTCATTAACTTTATCAGTACCTAGTTGATTGGATGTATTGTCTTGGGTAGGAGGTCTTTGATATGTATCAAATATGTCAAATGGATCAGGTGTAGTACCAGTAGTTGTACCAAATATCTCAAAAGGATTTGGTGTGTTTCTAGGTTCGTCTGCCATCTTATATATTTATACTATATCCTCTATATGGTTAGTGTTTCATTTAGCCAGTCTTCGACTCCTAAAGTTCCTCTATCAGTGTAATTATCATAAACTATAGATAATGCTTTATCAGCTTTAATACGTTCATCAAGTATTGATGCAAATGCATCGTCTGTTAAATCAGGATCACTTGCATTTATATCATTAACTATACCTTGTATTTCTTTTACAAACCTTCCGTAATTACCTTGTGCTGGTTTTACTCCTTGATCTGCATATGTAATAGCTGTTATAGCTTCTGCTTCTCTCTTAGTCATATCTTTAGTTATATCTGTATTAAGATATCTAGCAAGGTCTGCATTATAATTTTTAATACTATCAGATAATCTAGTTTGTCTATCTTTATCAAAATCACGTTGTGTAGAATATCTATCGTATCTAATTTTTTCTCTAGCAGAATACAAAGCAAATAATTCTTGTGCTTGTTTTTGTTCGTCTTTATCTAAAGCTAAAAGTTGTTCTGTAACTCCAGAACCAAGATCAGCAAGTCCACCTAATAAAGTTGGTGAACCTTTTTGTGCTGCATTAAATGCACCAGCTGCAATACGTAACCATTTGTTTTGCATCTTACCTTTGTCATCAGTCATTTTATCAATAGACTGTTGTATTAAAGTTTCATAATCTGATGAAGCTGCATAAGTTGCATCTTGTGTAGCTGCATTACCTACCCCAGTAGAAGGTAATGAATTTATTGTGCCTGTAGCTGAAGTTGATGGTGGTATCAAAGGACTACTACTTGCTTTTGCTTTTTGCATTGCAGCATTTAGTTGTACTTGTGTTAATGGTGTTCCTGTAGCAGTAGTTGCCAAAGGGGTAGTTCCTGTAGCTGTAGTTAACACACCTGCATTTCCACTATTTGCTTGTATTGAGTCTTGTATATCTTGCGAAGTAGCAGGTCCTGCAATAGATGCGTCTTTAATTTGCAAATCAGGTATAGGTATATTACTAGCTTGCCTTGGATTTAATCCTTGTAATAATCTGTCTTG